ACGCCGCTGCGGTACATGACACCGCTGCAGATGACCTCGCTCTATCCCCCCATGCTGGAAGACATCAGACTGGCGCAAGTGATCGAGGCCGAGTTCATCCTGAACATGGACCCCATCACCCAGGCGCGCACTGACGGTCTGAGCTCCATGACTACAGGTGAGTCCAGCCAAACCTTTCGTGCCGGCAAACCGCTGGACTTCCCGGTCTGCCCCAAGGCACTGGCCCAGCTCCAACGCTGGGTGCGCTTTGGCGCCAGGATCGGCCGGTCATGATCATCCCCACCCTGCGCATCATGCGCCAGGCCCTGACGGGCTCTGACGTGCATGGCCAGCCCATCCTTGGCGTCATCTCCTGGGAGATGGTGGCGCCGGTGAAGATTCTCTTTGGCAGCCAGCACACCACGGTTCGCACCGACTCGTCAGCCTCTCACGGGAATGCCTACGAGAACGTGGCCGACGTCGTGATCCTGGCCAAGGCCAACTCGAAGATCGCGATCCAGGACATCCTGACCATCTACGGCAACCGCGTCAAGGTGGTCAAGCTGCACCCGCGCTACCGCGTCACCGGCGGCCTGGACCACGTCGAGATTCACTGCGAAGCCTGGAAGTAATTCATGGGCATGACGGTCAAGTTTGATCCGGACGCACTGGAAGCCAGCATTCGCAATGTCGCGAAGAGGGCAGGAGACAACGCCAGCAGAACCATGCGCCGCGCAGCCATTCGCATTCGCGATCTGGCTGTTGCCTACGCGCCACGCGACACGGGCACCCTGGAGAATGCCATCGACTATGGCGTGACCAGAGACGGCCGCCGCAACATGTACGTGGTCTACATCGACCTGAGCGCATCCCAGGACAACGGCAAATCCCTTTCCGAGTACGCCTGGATCATGGAGCAGCAGCTCCACCCGTTCGGCAGGCAGGCGCCCGGGGCGAAATACTTCAAGGTCAGGGCGAAGTCAAAAGCCAAGGGGCCAAAAGTGGGTGGTCACTTCATCCAGCGCGCCATCAAAGAAGGCACCAAGGACATGCTCAGTGATGTCAGGACCGAAATTTCTCGCACCCTCGGCAACCGCCTGGTGCATCTGGACATGGACCAGTAACCGGAGACTCCAATGAACCTGATCCCCATCGCAAATTACCTGGCAGAGAACGAATGCGGCATTGTTGGCGCGTCCATCTTCGTCACGGAAATGCCCAGCTCCTGCAACATCGGCATCCTGCTGATGGACGCTTACCATGGGACGCCCATTGACCCGGACTTGCCCGACTATTACGCAACCGAATTCAGGTTGGTGGTGCGCGACACAGACTTTGCAAATGGCAGTGCCCTGGCCAAGAATGCGTCCGCGCTGTTCAAGTCCCATGCAGGCTTCTCGGCAGAAGAGCTGCTGGTGCGTATGTCGTACCCAATGAATCTGCCCCGCTCGTACCGGCGCTCGGTGGGCGGCTATTGGGAGTTTGAAGTGGACATCGCGATTACTTTCGTCGAAGTTCCAGCATAACTTGCAACCTGCGGTCAAGGCGAATAGAATAAGTCACCCATGACTATTACCACCAAAACATTCAAGGAATAAAAAATGGCTTCCAGTACCAAAAACGTCAAGCTTGGCGTGTGCAATGTGTTCTTCGACGGCGCAGATTTGGGTTTGACCCAAGGCGGTGTTGAAGTGTCCGTGTCGACCGAAACCCACAAGGTGAACGTCGACCAATTCGGCAAAACCACGATCAATGAACTGATCATGGGCCGCAACGTGACGGTCAAGGTTCCCTTGGCTGAAACCACGCTGCGTAACCTGCTGGCAACGATGCCCGGCGCTTCGATGATCACCGACGGCGTGCAGGCAAGCTCTGTTGTGACCTACACGGTGGCGCCCACTGCCGCTTCGACCCTGACCATCGGTGGTCAGATTTTCACCTTCCACGCAACCGCAACCGGCCTGTACCAAGCCAAGCTGGGCGCAACCCAGGCGCTGTCTCTGCAGTCGATGGCTGACGTCATCAACCGCTCTGGCATTCAAGCTGTCGCTGGTGGCATTCTGGCTTCCGTGAACGTCGCCGGTACGACCATCACCCTCAAGGCTGGTGATCCTGGCGTGTTGGGTAACGGCATCACCGTGACAGCAACTGTTGGCGCAACCGCTGCCGGCGCGACTATGTTGGGCGGTGTTGCAGAGACCAAGGCTCGCGTTGAGGTGAGCACCGGCGTCGGCATTGACTTGCTGACCCTGGCTCGCGTTCTGCGCCTGCACCCCAAGGGCAAGGCAGCCACCGACTTCTCCGAAGACTTCGTGGTTTACCAAGCCAGCACCCCTGGCGCTCTTACGTTTGCCTACAAGGTGGACGCCGAGCGTGTCTCCGGTTACCCCGACGCTCTCGACCGTCTGTTCTCTGTTGGCGATTTGCTCGCCTAAACCTGAAACGGGAAGTCATCACTGACTTCCCGTTTTGTCCTGCGGTCTTCCGCTTTTACTGAAAAAGAATCATGAAAATTTTGAACATCGACGCATTCACACTTTCCACTCGCCAGATTTCCCTGGGCGGCAAGACCTACGCGGTCGAAGAGCCTAGCCTGCAAGAGTACATCGACACCCTCAAGGCCAGCGAAAGCCTCGAAGCTGAGTCCGATGGCAAAGTGAATTTGGCCGAGTCGTTTGAAGGCGCAGTGAAGGCGATTTGCAAGGCAATCCCCACCATGCCTGTCGAAGTTGTGAAGGCACTCAAGCTCCCGGCAATGACTGCCGTATTGCAGTTCATTCGCGGCGAGATTGACGGCGAAGGCGAAGCGCCTGTCGAAGGTGAAGTCGAAAAAAAGCCGAGCTGATCGAGTCGATTGACCTTGGGTTTCTGATCTGCCGCGTGATGAGGGTCTACGGGCTCTCCTATCGCGACACCATGAGTTTGCCCATTGAGGTCTTCTGGAACCTCTCTGGGACAGTTCCCCGACTGCTTGCGGGGGAAAGACGAGAAGCCCTTGAGTTGATGACCGCATCAGCCCACAACCCAGAAGCAGCCACAGAGCTGTACCTGAGTCTGGATCAAGCAGCCCCGAATCCAGTCAAGATGAGCATTGAAGGCAGGATAGAGGCAACCTCGGTCAGGGATGAGGTGGGTTTCAATGAGCTGAGAAGCATGGCCCGATAAGAAAAACAAGAAAGAGAACCATGACAACCGAAGGCAAAATCCTCATAGAACTCGGCATTGACGACTCGGGGATGCCGGTTGTTATTCGCCGTGCGGTTGACTCGCTGCGCGGACTCCAGACCACGCTGAACCAGACCACGCTGTCGGTCAAGAAGCTGGAGGAGCACAACGCTTCCCTGGCGACCAAGTTCCGCCACCTCGTCATGACGATGGGCAACCTTCGCTTCGTGGCGATGGACATCAATGACATTTTCCTGAGAATGCCAGTTGCCATTCTCAAGGCGGCCGGTGAGCTGGAGCGCACCCAGATGCTCATGACGGGTCTTTCCAAAGAGACCAGCAAGGCAGCCAAAGAGGCCGAGGGCCTCAAGAATTTTAATTTCGTCACGGGTCTTTCCAAGAAGGCGCCCTTTGACATCGCGGCACTGTCCGACTCCTTCGTCAAGCTCAAAACCGCCGGCATGGACCCTGCCAATGGGTCGATGGTTGCGCTGGTTGATTCCGTAGCCCGATTTGGCGGCACTTCCGAGACCCTGAAACGCGCATCTGTGGCGATTCAGCAGATGTCGGGCAAAGGTGTGATCTCGATGGAGGAGCTTCGCCAGCAGCTTGGTGAAGCGGTGCCCACGGCCATGAAGGACATGGCTGACGGCATGGGCGTGTCGATGCAGCAACTGGCCAAGATTGTGCAGACCGGCACCCTGGCCGCCGGCCCGGCGCTTGAGAAGATGTTTCTGCAGATGCGCATCAACAATGAAGGCGCCTCTGCGGAGATGATGAAGACCTGGAGCGGCACCATGTCGCGCCTGAAGACCGAATGGGAGCTGGCGGAAAAGTTCATTGCCGACAGTGGATTTGGCAATGCCGCAAAAGATGCCGTCAAGCAACTGACAGTGGCGCTGCAGTCAACCGAGTTCAGGGCATTCGCTGCCGACGCAGGCGCGTCGATGGGCGAAGCGATGAAAATGGCAATGGCAGCCATCAAGACCATGGCACAGTTCCGGGGTGAGATTGTCACGCTGGGCGAGGCGTGGATCGCATACAAGGTGATCTTTTCGCTGATCCCGGGACTGAGCAAGACACTCGCCGGCAGCTATGACGCCATTGCGTCGCGCATGGCCCAGGAGAGAAAAGACCTGGCCACGGCCAAGTCGGATCGGGTTAGCGACATTGTGCAGCAGTCTGTCCAGGCAGCCACAAGAAAAACACAGACGGCGGCTGCTCTGCTTGGTTACCAGCAAGAGCTTCAAGCCGTCAGGATGAAGAATGCTGCCGTGATTGCCGAAGAGGCAAAGCTGCAAGCAATCCTCGCTGCGAGCAAGGGTGGGATTCGCCTGCCGGGCTCGCCCCGGTTTCAGCCGCGTTCGGTGGCCGTTGACCGCATCAAGGAACTCGGCGCAGCAAACGCCGTTCTGACAGCGCGCCAGGGGGAGCTGACTGCGGCTACCGCAGTCACGACTGGCGTTCTGAACACACAAACGGTGGCAGCAGCTCGTGCGGAAGCCGCAATGCTTGGTCTTGCTGCGACAACCAAGATGCAGACCGTCGCAGCAACCGCAGCCGCAGCCGCAGCACGGGGCCTGTCGCTGGTTTATGCGGCACTGGGCGGCCCAGTCGGTATCGGCATCCTGGCGATCATGGGTCTGGTCTACGCCTGGAACAAGGTCAGCAACGCAGCCGACGAGGCGCTGGATCGCCAGCGCCGTGCCGCTGCCGGCACGACCACCGCTGCAGAGCAGGCTGAAAACGC